AAACCAAAGAAATCCAAGGTTATGACTTTATCATAAATGTAGAGAAATCAAGGTATGTTAAAGAAAAATCTAAAATTCCTATTACAGTGTCTTTTAATGGCGGCATTAGCCGTTGGTCAGGCTTACTTAATATTGCTATTGAGTCCGGACATATCATCAAGCCTTCAAACGGATGGTTTTCCAAGGTCAAACAAGATACTGGCGAAGTAGAGGATAAAAAGTATCGTGAAAAAGAAACAGACACTAAAGAATTTTGGGATTCAATTTTAAATGATCCAAGCTTCTCAGAATTTGTAATCAAAAAATATGGAATTGCATATGGCAACATTATGGGAGAAAATAGTCCAACTTTGCTTTTGGAAGAAGAAGATGCCTAAAGAAGGTAAAGATTATAAATTCATTGATTTTACTGATTCAGAATTAACCGGCATAATGATTTTAAAAGGTGATTATGCCGGTGTAGTATACCATTATGGAAAAGTTAGAGTTAAGGAACAAGGTGCTTTAGCTACTTTACAATTCGGTTATACTATTGTAAATTCAGGTAAACACGACATAGACCTATTGCAAAAAGATGAAGAATTTAGTACAATGATGGGTGACATACTTACTGAAATTTTATTAAAGCATGATAATGAAAAGATTAGAAACCACGATCCTGAAGAATTTGATCTACAATGAAGAATATGCTCGCAAGGTTGTACCATTCATTAGGCAAGACTATTTTTCAGATCAAACAGAAAGAAATGTATTTAAAGAAATATCTGATTTCACAAATAAATATAAAACACTACCAACACACGAAGCTCTAGTAATTAATTTCACCGAAAGTAAATCGCTTACTGAACCAGAAGTTCGTAATGCGGTTAATCTTTTGAATCAAATACATGATGACAAAGACCCAAGTGAACAACAATGGCTGACCGAGCAAACAGAAAAGTTTTGTCAAGATAAAGCCATTTACAATGCCATCATGGAATCTGTTTCAATCCTTGATGACAAAACACATAACAAATCCAAAGGTGAAATTCCAAAACTATTGAGTGATGCACTTGGCGTATCATTTGATAGTTCCGTTGGTCATGATTACATGAATGATTCTGATTCACGGTATGATTTCTATCACCGTGTTGAGTCTCGCATTCGTTTTGACCTTGACCTGTTCAATAAGATTACAAAGGGTGGTTTCCCAGTCAAGACCTTGAATATCGCATTGGCTGGAACTGGTGTTGGTAAATCTTTGTTCATGTGCCATTGTTCTGCTGCGGCTTTAAGTCAAGGTAAGAATGTTTTGTATATCACAATGGAAATGGCAGAAGAAAAGATTGCTGAACGTATTGATGCAAACTTATTGAATGTTGACCTGAATGAATTGCAGACATTGACCCGTGAAGATTACCTGCGTAAGTTTGATGTTCTAAAAGATAAGACACAAGGCAAACTAATTATCAAGGAGTATCCAACAGCATCTGCTCATGCAGGACACTTCCGTTCTTTGTTGAATGAATTGAAGTTGAAGAAAAACTTTGTTCCAGATATTATCTTTATTGATTACCTAAACATCTGTTGTTCAAGTAGAATTAAGATGGGTGCTACAGTAAACTCATATTCTTATATTAAATCTATTGCTGAAGAATTAAGAGGTTTGGCTGTTGAGTTTGGTGTTCCAGTTGTTAGTGCTACTCAAACAACCCGTAGTGGTTTCAGTAACACCGATGTTGGCCTGGAAGATACTTCTGAGTCATTTGGTTTGCCTGCAACCGCTGACTTTATGTTTGCTTTGATTAGTACAGAGGAACTTGAGCAATTGAACCAGATTATGGTTAAACAGTTGAAGAATCGTTATGGTGATCCAAACCTGTATAAACGATTTGTTGTCGGTGTTGATAGATCCAAGATGCGGTTGTATGATGCAGAACCATCTGCTCAGGTTGGTATTGTAGATACTGGTGTACCTGACGATGATAAACCATTGAACACCTTTGGTAATAGAGAGCGAAGATTTAATTCTAAATTTGAGGGTGTTAAAACATAATGAAGTATAAAGCCCTCTACAAAAAAATGCATTCGTTTTCTCCAAAAATTGTTGGTGAAAAAACTGTGAGACAAATAATGTATTGGGCTCGTAGAATGATGAGTGAACATAATGTACAGGTTAATAAAATTATTGATAGTAGTAATGTTGCATTAAGTGGATATACTATTGGAGGTTTCTTTAACCCCATAAAACAATTTGGTGAAAGTGACATTGAATTGTATATTGTGTTTAATGAAAATGATAAAGACAAAATGTTTATTATTAATCCATTAGCAGCACAATTTATCATTGACGAAATGTTTAAGACATATGTACATGAGAAACGACACCGATATCAATTCAGGAAAAAAGGTAAGGCTAATGTTAGACGCTACAAATCTTCAGTTGCGGATTTGGATTTGAAATATGATATGGAATATTATGGTGATGCAGATGAAATTGATGCCTATGCTCAAGAGGCAGTAATTGAAATGCGCCTAATTGGATATTCTGCCTCTATGGAAAAGTACCAAGAATTGTTTGCAAAAAATGATCCGGTAGTGTATAATAGGTTCTTAAAGAAGTGCTACAAATTTGAAGATAAAATATCCTTATGAGTTTAAATAGAGAACAAGCACTATATGTTGCCCAAGTATTTGAAAATTATTTTGGCAACTTTAATCGCATTGATGAGTATATGCGTGAGCAGAAAATGAATTCTTTGGCTGAAAGGCCATTCTCATTGCCAGGATGTGGACCAGAAGATGAATTGTTTTCTGACTTCACAATGGCACCTGAAGATATGGAATTTGAAATAGTTAAGTTGCCTTCTGACCGTTGGCAACTATACCTAGATATCATTTCTTCCCATAATAATCTATCAAGTCCCGGCAGAAACATCAAGTTGGCTGTGCTTGAGAAAAAGACTAATAAGTGGGTCGGGTTCATACGGATAGGGTCTCCAACGATTATGATGAAGCCTCGTAATGAGTTACTAGGCTGTGTGATTACAAACGAAACGGCAACGACCAAATCGTTTAATAACGCATCTGCCATGGGTTTTGTTATTGTACCTGCACAACCATTTGGGTATAATTACCTTGGTGGTAAACTGTTGGCGGCAATCTGTTGTTCACATGAAGTCCGTGAAATGATTAATGCTAAGTATGGCATGAATATGTGCTTGTTTGAAACAACCAGTTTGTATGGCACATCAAAGGCTATTTCACAGTATGATGGTATGAAACCATACCTAAGATTTAAAGGTGTGACCGAATCTGATTTCTTACCAATGATGCACGGTAAACCATACGATGATTTGAAAGACTATGTTGAGAAAATCAATGGCGGTTCATTTGTTCCTGAAGATGCATCAAGTCGTAAGTTAAAGATATCAAGTACAATTGTTGCAATGACCAAAGCCGCCTTGAAACCACATAAAGAAGATTATGATAGGTTCATGGCAACCATTACAAAGGCCAAGGCCTTGACTGAACAGAAACGGTACTATGTCTCTGATTATGGTATTGCTAATTTCAAAGATATTGTACTTGGAAAGACAGATAAGATTGTTCAGAATGAAAACTATGATAAACACTATTTGGCTAACATTACAGACTGGTGGAAGAGCAAAGCAAGCAACAGATTTATATCACTCAAGAATGAAAACCGAGTGAGAACAGAAATAGAGGTTTGGACTAGTGGTAAAGATATTGACATAATTAGGTAATTGTGTTAGCATAAATACTCCAAAATTGATAGGAGTATTGATGACACCAGCTGAAATTCAAAAAGAATCTGGTAAAGGTAAATACAAAGGAATTGTCCGCTCAGAAATTTTCAATTTAAAGATTCGAGCAAAATCACCATTTACTTTAACTAATGGAAGTAAGGTGGTAGCTACAAAATGGGATTCAGCTAAGAAAATTCTATTTGCTGGTTCAAGACAAATACCTTTATCGCAGATTAAAAAAGATGATGATATGGGTGGTGGTGGAGGATCAGGCGCAGGCGCAGATGTAACTGCTGCTGTTGAATCTGGCCAATGTTTTGTATCTTCTATTGTTTTTAATGTTTTAAAGAGAAAAATTGTGTGGGAAGATTTGTCATTGGAAAATTTAAACAAAGCTGCACAATATTGTTATACTAATATTTCTTTGGATGTAGTTATTGAAAAATCTCCAACTGAATGGATACAGTCTTATATCAAAACCGCTAATATAACTTTTGAGAAATACAAAATGGCTGGTTCTCCGGTTTATTTTCATAGAGGTTCTTCTTTTATGCAAGATATTTACAAAGCTAAAAAAGTTGTAATGGATAATGATAAAAAGAGTGATAATACTCAAGCGCCAGGTTCATTTTCGGATGATAAATGGAATCCAGGTGATATTTGGATGACAACACTCAAACAAGTTCCATCACTAAGCACAGACAGTTGGGCTTCTTTGAATAAAGACATTTATGATTTAGCCAAAGCAAAAAAAGTATTAGCTGTTTCATTGAAAAAAATTGGCGCAACGGCTCATGTCGAAGAATACAATGCACCAAAAAAGACCGATGGCGAATATAGATATGAAGGATACCGAGTTACTTCTGCTACTGAAAGAGGACCAATGCCTCCATTTTTCAATTCAATTGATTTGTATATGAAGGTTAGTGGTAAAGAAATTCAGTTTAGAGCTACTTCAGGTGAAGCAAGTTGGCAGGGTGAAATTAAAGGTGCTACTGCGGCTGGTGGTAAGATTGGCGGTGGCAATGTGAATTTTTATTTGAAAAAACACACCGGAAAAGGTTTGTTTGACCGAAGTGAGGATGAGGTTATTAAATTCACCAAGTCAAAAGATTTTTTCAAAGAGTTTTATGCTTTATACAAAAAACATTTTACTGGTGAAAAAGTTAGTTATGATGATTTTGTAAATTATGCAGAAGCTAAACAAAAAGAATCTAAAGGATATTTATTTTCTAAGTATATGAATATGAAATTTATTGATATTTTTTTGAGTGCTAATTCTGGTAATAGAAATAAAATTGCTGGTGACTTTTTAAGATACGCAGCATCCAATACTGACCAAAGTTCTTATTTTATAAAAGTGTCCTAATGAAATTTTCAGAATTCTTAACGGAGTCAAAAGAAGGTGCTAACTTACACCTTGAACACTTAGAAGATGAGGTGTTGAATAATGGAACAAATGGTGCTCGTAACGCCATCAATTTCTTGCAATCATTGAGAGATATGCTTGCTGGTAATTCAACATCCAAAGTTAG